ACCACAGGTTCAAGTAACTTCAGGCGACGTTTCAGTTGTTTACCAAGGTGATGTAATCCTTGGAAGAATGGCAATGGGTGCAGATTACCTAAACCCTGCTGCCGCAGTAGAACTTTATGTTGGTGCTACAGCTCCTTCAGCGTTCTAAATTTATACATTTTATATGGGAGCTTCGGCTCCCTTTTTTTTATGTGCGCACCAAGCAATGTCATGGGAAGGGTTAAGGATGACTATCGACCTACTAAACAGAAAAGATACGATGAGGAATTTTATCCTAACTCTAATTCAAAAAAAATAATGGACGCTTATAACGCAGATCCAAGTAATACTACAAAAAGTAATTCTAAAGTAGCTGGTCCTTTTTATTCTTTATATGAAGCACTTGAACAGAAAAAGTGGAGTGAAAAAGACGATGCAAAATATATCTCAGGTTCTGGAATGTCTGCTGCAAGAATAAGCAACCCTCAAGCAACAGCATCAGTTGAAAGACAAAGAGATTACACCTTAAACAGTAAAAATAATTTAGAAGCTGCTTCAGATTACCAATCTAAGAAAGAAGGTAGTGGAAGTAGAAAGAAAGGTGCAACAAGTTCTTTAAGAATTAGTAAAAAGAAACCTAAATTAAATACACCGACAAACAACACTCAAAGCGGATTAAACATTTAATAAATTATGACTACTCAAATAGCAACCGATACCGAACTATCCGCAGTGAACTCTATCTTGGGTAGCATTGGTCAATCACCTGTTACTACTTTAGGTACTGTAACTACAGACTCTACTAATACAGGACAAGAAATAGTAAACACTTACGCCAATCCTCAAATTGCATTAATACATGGTCTTCTAATGGAAGTGACTAAAGATGTGCAGAACGAAGGCTGGCATTTCAATAAAGAAGATGATGTAAAAGTTTCTCCTGACACCAATGGTAATTTTATAATTCCTACTAACTATCTTAGGTACGATATCCACGATGGATTGTATGACAGAAATAGAGATGTGGTTAGAAAAAATGGAAAGTTATACGACAACGTTTTACACACAGATGTTTTTACTCAAGATTTCTATTTCGACATAACCTACTTACTTGCTTTTAATGATGTACCTCCAGCAATTCAAAGATACATAATTGCTAGAGCTTCAGTAAGAGCAGCAACACAATTAGTTTCTAATGCAGATTTAGTAAAACTTTTACAACTACAAGAAGCACAGACTAAAGCTACTGCTTTGGAATATGACTGTGAGCAAGGAGATCATAGCTTCTTTGGTTTTCCACATGGAAGTAACTATAGATCTTATCAACCTTACAAAGCACTTATTAGATAATGGCAAACATAACACAAACTATTCCAAATTTAGCTCAGGGTATATCGCAGCAACCTGATGAATACAAAATTCCCGGTCAGGTAAAAGATATGGTAAATGCTTTACCTGACGTCAGCCAAGGATTAACAAAAAGACCTGCTGGAAAGTTTGTGGCATCTTTATCTGATGGTTCAAATAATTCCACAACTAACGGTAGGTGGTTTCATTATTACCGTGATGAGAACGAACAGTACATAGGACAAATAGCACAGAACGGTGTTATTAAAATGTGGGACTGTTTAAGTGGAGCAGAAAAAACTGTAGTCAATGCAATAGGAAATAACAATTACTTGACTCATACTGATGACGAAGATATTCAAACATTAACCTTAAATGATTTTACATATCTAACTAATAGATCTAAAACTACAGCAATGGATACTGCTGGAAATACTTTAGAACCAGACACAAATTTTCAGAAAGAAATTTTTCTGGAGTTAAAAAGTATATCTTATGCAAAACAGTATTCAGTAAATATTTTTGACAACAACACTACTTCAACTGTAACTACAGCTACAAGGATTAATGTTGAACGACTTAGATCAAGTAATAACTACTGTGAGAGTGGAGGTCATATGGTAGATCATGCTTCTCGTGGTACTCAAATACACAGATGTACTGAAGATTCTCTGGACGGTAGAGATGCTTTTGCTCCTAATGTAGGAACTAAAATATTTTCCATAGACAGTGGTATAACTTTGGTTGATGAAGGTGCTGTTGGTGGAGAAAAAACTGATGGAAGTATAACTAATAGATCATATAGTTATTCAGTCAGTGTTTATAACTCATCTAATCAATCTGGTCAGTCTGGTCGTAAAAACTTATATTTTCGGATATCTACAACAGGTCAATCAACACCTTTCGGAGCTGGTAGTAATGTTACTTATCAAGCAAGATATACAACTACATATGATCTACTACATGGAGGCGAAGGTTGGCAGCAAGGTGATTACTTTTATGTATGGATGAAAGATGCTTTTTATAAAGTAAGTATAGAAACTATAAGTACTTCAGTTGTCCAAGGAAACCTTGCTTTAGTTAGACCACAACCAACTCCTTTTGACACGGAAACAACTATTACTGCTGAAAGTATTCTTGGTGATATAAGGTCAGCAATAATAGCTAGTGGTAGTTTTTCTGCTAGTGATATTACTACTATTGGAACTGGAATGCACATAAAACGTAGTTCTGTTTTCAATGCTTCTACTCCAGTAGGTGAACTACTTAATGTGGTTGCCGGGAAAATAAATGATGTAGGTGATTTACCTAGTCAATGTAAGCATGGAATGGTAGTTGAAATAGTTAATAGTGCTGCTGATGAAGATAATCATTTTGTAAAATTCTTTGGTAATAGTGATCGAGATGGTGAAGGTACATGGGAAGAATGTGCTAAGCCGGGAAGAAAAAAGAGGATTCAATATTCCACTATGCCAGTGGTTTTAATAAGAACTGCTGATGGTAACTTTAGATTAACTGAATTAGATGGATCTAGTTATACGATTTCAGGTGTAAGCTATACAGTTCCACAATGGGATGATGCTTTAGTTGGTGATGATATAACTAACCCTGAACCTTCTTTCATAGGTAAACAAATCAACAAGATGTTGTTTTTCCGCAATAGATTATGTCTACTTTCTGATGAAAATATAATTTTATCTAGACCGGGAGATTTCTATAATTTCTTTAATAAGTCAGCTATACAATTTGTAGCTAGTGATCCAATAGATATAGCAGCTAGTTCTGAATACCCAGCAATTTTATATGACGGTATTCAAGTAAACACAGGTTTAGTTTTATTTACTAAAAATCAACAATTTATGCTCACTACTGATAGTGATGTATTCAGCCCTACTACCGCTAAAATTAATGCTCTTTCTTCTTACAACTTTAACTTTGCAACTAACCCTATCTCTCTTGGTACTACAGTAGGTTTTCTAGATAATGCTGGTAAATTCTCTAGGTTCTTTGAGATGACGAATGTTCTTCGAGAAGGAGAACCACAAGTAATTGAACAGAGTGCAGTAGTTTCAAAATTATTTGAAAAAGATTTAAAGCTTATATCTAACTCAAGAGAAAACTCAGTTGTCTTTTTTAGTGAAGAAGGTTCATCTACTCTTTATGGTTATAGATACTTTGACCAAATTGAAGATAGAAAACTAGCGTCTTGGTTTAAATGGACAGTGACAGGAACTATCCAATATCACTGCATGCAAGATGACAATTTATATGTAGTTGTACGTAATAACAATAAGGATCAATTACTGAAATATTCAATAAAGATGGACTCTAATACTTTTGCTTTGGCAGAGAACAGAGTACACCTAGATCATTTAATGTCTACAAGTGGTTGGAGTTATAACGCAACTACTAAAAAATCTACTAAAGCTAAGCCGACTGGTTTAGAAAGCGCAAATCAACTTGCAGCTTATGACGTAGATACTGGTAACAACTTAGGTAGATATGGTCTTATTACTATAAACGGTAGTAATTTAGAGTTAGATGGTGATTGGTCTGGTGAGACATTTCTTATTGGATATCAATACACTATGGAAGTTAATCTTCCAACTATCTATTACCTTACTCAAAGTGGTACTACATGGAAAGCCGATACTAGAGCAAATACTATTTTGCATAGAATTAAATTTGGCTTTGGTCCAGTAGGCATTTATGAAACAACTTTAAGTAGAACAGGAAGAGTTGATTATACAGAAGTATTTGAAGTAGCTAGTGCTAACCAATATGTAGCAAACACTGGAGCAATAACTGACGATAATATTTTACGAACAGTTCCTATTTACGACAGAAATATAAACGTAGCTTTAACACTTAAATCAACACACCCAGCTCCAGCCACTGTTCACAACATGACGTGGGAAGGAGTATATACAAAAAATAATTACGAACGTGTTTAACATCACCCTTACCGAACAAGAAATACGTATTTACATGCAATGGCTTAAAAAGAATCGTATGTATAAAGGTATGAAACTACCCCTAGGTAATCCTTGGGAATCTTGGATGCAAGATACTTTGGATAAATTAAACAACATTATAAATGAGTAAACATATTCACCCAGCAACTACAGAAGCTGCACTTCGTGTGGCTTCTAATTTATTACCTGATGATTATCGGGAAGTTGTAGAAGGTCATGGACATGACCCTTTAAATGCTCTGGTTGTCGGAGTACAAAACTCTGAGTCAGTTTATTTTACTAACCCAGATAATGAGATATGTGGCATTGCAGGCGTCTATGAAAATGGAGCAATCTGGATGTTATGTACTCCATTTATTTTAGATTATCCACATACCTTTGCTAGAGAAGCAAAGCGTTTTGTGAAGTCAAGAAAAGACAAGTTACTGTGGAACATTGTTGACGAAAGAAACAAAGTCCATATCAAGTTACTTAGGTTTTTAGGTTTTAAATTTCTTAGGAGATTTCCCTACGGACCAAACAAATTATCCTTTATAGAATTTGTAAGAATATGTGCAGTCCAGCAGCAATAGGACCAGCGATGGGAGCGATAGGCTCCGCGATGGGTGCGTCAGCTCAAAACAAAGCAGCTAGACGTAATTATGAACATCAGCTAAAAGTCCGAGAACGTAAGTGGATGCAAACAAGAACTACTTACGCAACTAAAAAAGTACAGTTTGAGCAAGAGGTTGACCAAGCAAGTATTGCAGCTCAACGAGCTTACTCAAGAACACAACACCAATTAAATAATGCAAAATCTCTAGCAATTCTTCAAAATCAAGAAGACTTTAAAAAAATGTTAGTTAACGAAGGAGCGATAGAAGTATCTGCTGCTGAACGTGGAGTTAGAGGTAGAGCAGTAGCTAGACAATTAGTTATGAACAAAGGCAACTTTGGTATTAGTCAAGCACTGAGATCCAGAGGTTTAGCTCAAGCTGGTTATATGGCTAAACAAAGTAATGAAGATGTCAATAGACAATTAAAAGGTCAACTAAACAGATCCTTTGGAAAAGTAGCTATTCAACCAATAGCAGATTTAGCACCACCAAAACCAGTAATGCAGAACGTAGGAATGACATTCATGCTTGGCATGGGTCAGGCGGTAGGTGCTGGTATATCAGGAAATGAAGGTCTAATGAAAAAATGGGGGTTTAGCTCATGATCCCAAATTATCAAATAACTCAGCAGTCAGTAACTCCTCAAGAGATCCTTGACGTTGTTCCAGAACAAGAAGCATCTGATGCAGCTATACAAGCGTCAGAAGAACGCTACCTTCAGCAGCTAGAAAAGAACAATGCTGATAGTGTAAGAAACACCGAAAAGACATGGAGTCAGTTAGCTGATCTTTCGTCTACTTTCGGTGAGATAATAAAAAAGAAACAAGACAAACATAGATCTGATAGAGAAGCACAGATATCTTTAGACATAATGACTAAAGGTGTAAGTCCAGAACTAGAAGCAAGATTTAGAGGTGATGAAAGTGCGTTATTTGACGATGACTTAGCTACTCAAGAATTTGCTTCTAAGTACGAAGAAGAGACCGGCGATAGTATCACCGCTCAAGAATTTCGTAACATGGCTGGCTGGGAAAAGTATATGGTTGCAAAACAATATGCTTTAGAAAAAGCTAAAGGTTATGACCAGTATGTCTATGAGGCTTATGAAACTACAAAGATAGATGTTGTAAGAGATGGTCAACAAGTTTCTGTTGGTCACTTAGATAATCTCTCTCCTTCAGAACAAGCAGCTTTAGACACCAAGATTAAGTTTGAATATGCAAGACAATTTGCAGGATTAAACGAAGCTCTTGTAGCTACTGTTGTTAAACCTGAGATTGATAAGTTTGATGATGCTAGACGTAAGAAACAAGCTGTAGAAAGAGAAGCTAATTATCAGGCAACTGTAAAAGCTTCTGACAGCAGAATGATTTCAGTAGGATTCTCTACTGCAAATCCTGGAGATGGACATCAGCTCGCTCACGACTGGGCTGCTAGGTATGCCGCTAGAAATAGAACTACTATTGGAGCAGGTAGAACAGCATTCAAAGAGAACCTTGTTGATCTAGTTAGTCAGAATGTTATTACATATCCAGAAGCTATGTCTGTAGTTAATCACGAAATAGAAGCTCGTGATGGTTCTATCAAGACTATGGGTTCTTGGAAAGAATGGTCTGGTCTAACAGGTGAACTAGCTGATGCAGCTAAGCAAGGCACACAAGCTAGAGAAGAAGCTAAAGCAAATAATATTGCTGCTGATCTACAAGTTATTAGAGAAAACAAGAATTTATCTAATGATGGGAAAGCACAACTTATGGCTGTATATAGAGAAAAGTATGACGGATATGTTCCTACAGAATTAGCTGATGCTTTACGCGGTCATTTAGATGATGATGTAGCTGAAGATATGATTGAAAAATCATTACGCTACAACGGTGGTGTATATGATTATGAGATGGAAAACGTCAGTACAGAAGTATTTAATAAATACAAAGATAAAATTATTGCAAGTGGTGCGTTAAATGCTGGTACTGCTGATTATAAAAAAGCTCAGAATTTATTGAAAGCTTATACCAACGAAGCAACTGGTAATACATTTGGTGAGACTGATGCTAAGTCTGAAGAATATTTAACACTATATGGAAACTTAGAAGATATTTTTAATTCAACTTACAAAGAAACTTACATGCAAAATGGAGTTGTTGTAAGTACACCTAAAGATGCTTTTAAAGCTGCACAAGCTGCTGTTAAAGAAGTACTTAGTGATGCAAGAACTGTTAATAGATTAATGGTTCCTGAACTAGACCCTGACGATGATTCATATAGTAGAAGAATACAGTTAAATCTTCAGCAAGCTTCTGGTGGTAATTGGAAAAAGAAAAAACTTAGCGTTGATCTTAAGACACAAGATGAATTGATATCTTGGAGTCAAACACCACTAAAACAATCTTCTGACATACCAGAATACTATCGTGATCTTGCTATGAGAATGGGAGTTAATCCTATTGACTTAGCTAATCAACAGCTCAAATACTACACAGAAGAAAAAGTAAAAGAAGATAAGAAAGAACAGAAGTATGACGATAAAGTTTTAGAACTAATCTATAAATTTCCAACTCGTTCAAGCATTACAAGAGCACGACTCGAAGTAGAAGGAGCTGGAGAACAAAATGTTAAAACATCCATTTATAACAAAAAAGCACTTATGAGAAAGGACAAGTAACTAAGGTTTACTTGCCTTTCCTAGGGCAATATTTACCGTGGTAACTATGAATGAAAATTTTGACCCAACACTCGAGGTAGGAATATCTGGAGAAGGGTTGTCCGAAGAGGATACAAAAACAGCAGTAGAACAAATACAAGCTGCTGATATACAACTAGGTAGACCTCCTGAAGAAGAGGTTGCAGAAGAAGAAGCTATTGAAGCGACAACACCTGAAGTAGTAAAAGAAGAAGGTGCGACAGCAGGCGATTATGTAGCTGACACTTTTGTTGGTTTAGGTGCTGGAGCAAGAGATATTGCTTCTAACATCATCACTACACCAGAAAGAGTTATTGACTTTTTCAATGGTGAGATGGAAGAGGAAGGAAAAACTGAAGAAGGATACCAGACTGAATGGGACCAATTTATGTATGGCGATGGCGATCCTATCGAAACCAAAACATGGTGGGGTGGATTAGTCAGAGGTTCTACAGATGTTCTTGGTACTATTGTTGCAACAGGAGCAATTGGTAAAGGTGTTGGTTTACTTTCTAAAGCTCAACAATTAAATCAAGCTAGAACAATAGGTAGCACACTAAAAGAAGGTGCATTACTTGGTTTACGTTACGACCTTGTGGCTAAGAATGAGTCACAAGATAACTTAACTGGAATGCTTACAAAACATTACGGTTGGATAGATACACCTTTTGCTACTAACGACACAGACCACCCAGCACTTAGAAAACTAAAACATATTGCTGAAGGTATGGGTATAGGTGCTGTGTTTGATGCAACTATATTTAAAATGACACCACTAGCAAAAATGCTAAAAGGTCAAGCTGGTAATGCTGCTGGTGAAGTAGCGGCTGCTGGTAAAAGAGTGTATGACGAAAGAGGTGCTTTAAAAAGTGCTTTAAAAGAAGACCTTGCTCCAATTCGTGGAGAGCTTTCCTCAATTAAAAAAGAGGTGCTTTCAGCTAATCCAGAAGATTTAAGTGCTCTTGGCAAAGGAGTTAGGAATGTAGCTGATTTCGACGTTGATGATTTTAGAAGTAAATTTGCTGAGTTTAGAAAGTCAAGACTAGACAGTATAGAAACACAGAAAAGAGAACAAGCTAAATCCCAGATGAAAGATCCCGGATTTAGAGCACCAAAGAATGAACCTATTGCAGATCCATGGCAAGGAGCTACTACTTCTAATAGTGAAGCAAGTAGTGTAGATAGTTCTATTAAACGTACTAAAAAAGAATGGGGTGCCGAAGAAGGTAATGTAGGATCCCTTACTTCTAATACTCAAATCGAAAGGATGAGTAAAGGAACAGGAGAAACAGAAGAAGTAATAAAAGAAATCCTAGGTAATTTTAGAAGTCAAGGATTTATAGATCAATTAACAGAGACTGCAAGAAGACAAGGGAAAACACTGCAAGAAAGTATTGGTGAAGATCTTGATATGTTTAGGTCTGTTTACGAAGGCAGAAATACAAGCGATTTAAGTACTGATGAATTTTTTAAGAATTTCACTAAAGATCAAACAAAGCTTTATCAACGAGTAACTTCAAAATCTGGTAAGGAATACAGTAAAAAAGTTGGTGAATATGTAAAACCAGAATATATAAAAGCATTAGACATGGTTAATACCTCATTGTTTAATGACATACGAGATTCAGGTATAGCAGCAAGAGAATTAGCAAATATAGCTAACATAAAAGATATAGATGGTCCAGCTCAGCAGATGGTTGAAAAACTAATTGCTGGTCTAAGACTTAGAAAAATATCTAGTGCAGAAGTATCCCAACAGTTATCAGAATTTGGTGATGCTCGTCTTTCTAATAAAACAAAATTAAGCAGAGTAGAACTTGAAGCGAAGATTGATAAAGATGTACAAAAAAGTATAGATGCTTTCCGTATGGCTTTAGATATGACTACTGAACAAGATGGTGATGAAATATTCAAAGCTATGTTTGAAGGTATCTCTATGGCTGACGGAGTACATACCTTAGATGATCTTGACGCATTCATGCGTAAGAAAATGAGAGGTGGTACGTTTGCTGGAGATAAAAAGAAAACTGGTGCATTTCTAAGAGAGATGGGATCTATGTTTACTCATAGTGTTTTGTCTGGACCTAAGACTGCTGTACGAGCAATTATGGGAACATCTAGTGCAACCTTCGCACGTCCAATGTCAATGGCAGTTGGAGGTTTAATGAGTGGTGACTTTGCAACTTCAAGAGCTGGTCTAGCTTCGTTAAACGCTATGCGTGAAGCAATACCTGAGTCATTTAAATTATTTAAAAGCAAGCTTAATAGTTATTGGGCTGGTGATATTTCAACAATGAAAACTAGATTTGTTGAACGTACAAAGATGGATGACGAGTGGGTTGCTTATGGTCATTGGGCAGAAACTAGAGGAGATCTTTCTGACAAACTTTTATATCGAACCGCTAATACTGTCCGAGCTATGAATGACAGTAGTTTTTTAACTTACTCCACTAAAATTATGGCATCAACTGATGATGCTTTTACATTAATTATTGGTAGAGCTAGAGCTAGAGAAAAAGCATTTTTACAAGCTGCTGAAAAATTACCTGATTCTAATTTTGCAAACTTAGATGCCAAGTTCTTTAAGGATATGGAAGATAAGTTTAATGAGAAAATATTTAATGCAGACGGAACATTAGCTGACGAGACTGCTGAGTATGCAAAGAAAGAAGCTACCTTAACACAAGACTTAACTGGTTTCTCACAGAAACTAGGAGATGCTTTTCAGTCAGCACCATGGGCTAGACCATTCTTCCTATTTGCAAGAACAGGTGTTAATGGTTTGACCTTAACAGCAAAACATACTCCCGGATTAAATTTTTTAGTTGATGAGTTTAATCAGATTGCTAAAACAAAACCCGGAGATGATCTTAGACATCTTGCAAAGTATGGAATAAAAAGTAATAGAGATCTTATTACTCAACAAGCTATCCAAAGAGGAAGACTTGGTATGGGTACAGCAGCATTAAGTATGGCTTCTATGGCATACCTTAGTGGTGGATTGCATGGAAATGGACCAACAGATAGAAAGAAAAGGCAAGCATGGATGGATGCTGGGTGGAAACCAAGAACAATTAAAATTGGTGGAACTTGGATTAATTATGATGCTTTTGAACCTTATAACCAAATACTTGCATTAGTAGGAGATATAGGAGATCACCAAGAATTAATGGGTGAAGAGTGGGCTGAAAATAATTTAGGAAAATTAGCAATGGCATTAGCTGGTACGGCTACAAGTAAATCTTACTTAGCTGGACTACAGTCATTTGTTGATTTGTTTTCTGGACAACCCGGACAACAAGGAAGAATTATTGCTTCACTAATGAACAATCAAGTCCCTTTATCTGGTCTAAGGAATGAGATAGGTAAAGTATTAACTCCTTACACGAGAGAACTAGGTTCTGATATTGGTAGTTCTATAAGAAATAGAAACCTTATAACTGAAAATATTGCAGGAGAAGCACTTCCTATTAAATACGACATCTTAACTGGTAAACCTATAAAAGATCACGACTTTATTACTCGTATGTTTAATGCAGTCTCACCTGTGAACTTTAACTTAGATTATTCAGTAGGAAGACAGTTGTTATTTGATAGTGGGTACGACATGAAAACCTCTACATATTCAGCTCCAGATGGAACAGATCTATCTGACAGTCCTAAAGTCAGGTCTATGTTTCAACAAGCTATTGGTAAACAAAACTTATTAGCTGACTTTGACAAGATGGCTGGAGAAGAATCTATACAAACATCTATTGCTGAAATGAATTGGCATAGAAAAAATGGTATGAGCGATGTTGAACCAAAATCATTCCCCCACTACAAACGAATTGCAAAATCGTTTGACAGAGCTAAGAAAAGAGCTTGGGCAAGCCTTAGAAATGATCCCGATGTCCAAAAATTACTCGTCGAAGAAAGAGATCAAAAATTAAAAAATAGAAAAGCAAACAAAGGCACGATAGACAAGATTCTAGAAATGCCTAAATAAATCCACCGCCAAACCCTTATCTCATAAGAGAAATTAAATGGCAACTACATATACCGACAACGGTGGAGGTGCACCCAATGGTTCCGATTTGGAATTTACGTTCACCTTCCCTGTTATACAAACTGAAGATATAAAAGTTGCTCTTAACGGAGTAACACAAGCGACAACTAAATATGCTGTTAATCTAAGCAGCAACCCTACAAAAATAACTTTTAACAACACCAGTATTGATAGCTCTGTACAAGAGAGTTCTGGAGCACCTAAATCTGGTGTACGTGTAAGAGTTTATAGAGAAACAACTGTTGGTAAAACAAGTGGTGACGATGATCCTAAAGCTGTATTTGCAGCCGGTTCTTCTATTCGTGCTGTTGATCTCAATGCCAACGTAGAACAATCGTTATATGCGATTCACGAATTACAAACTCGTCCTGTTGAAACTGAAGATATACAAAATGATGCTATAACTGGAGATAAAATAGCAGATGACCAGATAAATTCTGAGCATTATGTAGACGGTAGTATTGATACACAGCATATTGCTGCTGACCAAATAACCAGCGCACTAATAGCTGATGACCAGATCAATTCTGAACACTATGTAGACGCAAGTATAGACGAGCAACATATAGCAAACTCAGCAGTCACATCAATTAAAATTGCAGACAATGCAGTTACAACTACTGAGATTCTAAATGGTGCGGTAACTAGAGCAAAACTAGAAGCTGACATTATTGATGGAACTAAACTAGCAGACAATGCAGTCAATTCTGAGCACTATACTGACGGATCTATTGATGAAGTTCATTTATCAGCTAGTGCAGTTTCAGAAAATAAAATAGCAGATGGTGCAGTTTCTTATACAAAACTGGCATCAAGTTCTGTAATTAATTCTAAAATAGCTGGCGATGCAGTTGATGGAACAAAGATAGCTGATGACAGTATTGATTCTGAGCACATAGCTGCTGGAGCTTTAGATAACGAGCATTATGCTGCTGGATCAATAACATCTGATAAATTGAATGGTGCAACTGTTGTTACTAACAGTGAGCAGTCTGGTTACAGTGTAAATGACACTTCTTTCTTTACTACTTCTGCTGCTGAAGCTAGATACTTCAATGCTTCAACTGGAGAAACCATTAAAGATGGTGATACATTTCCAGACAACGACACAACTATTGCTACAACCGCAGCTATCAACGACAGGATAATTGACCTTGTTGATGATGTTGGTGGTTTTGTACCGATAGCTAATGAGACAAGTTTTCCTACAACTAACCCTGATATAAACCTTAGTAGTTCTGCTAAAGGTGGAACTATAGTTTCAGTATCCGCAGCTTCAACTAACTTAGCTCCAAGTGGAACTACAGTTACTATTGCAA